AACCTCGATTAACGGATTCAAAGTCCGTTGTTCTACCATTAAACTACAGGGCAATGGAATCCGATGCTGGTCCTAACGGCCTCTTAAGCGGCCTTCCAACTCATGCGATGTTCCCCGCTCGGATAAACACGGGCGCTAACCTCTTTTAGACTGCGAGTTCTACGTCGTCTTCGAAGTCAAACGGAGCGTCTGTCTTGCTCTGATCCAAGTCCTCAAGGACGGTCTTAGGGGCGTTCTTAGAAGCCTCCGCAGCGGCCTGAGCAGCGGCGAAGAACTCATCTGTCTCGTTGATCGGCTCGAACGCAGAAGCTCCCTCGTAAGGGATATGATCGAGGACACGGACCGAACGAATGTAAACACCCTTCTTCTTGCCCTTGCCGTAGTCGATCACTGCGAACTTAACGTCACAAGTCGAACCGTTACCAATCTGCTTACTAGGGTCCCAATCCTTATTGAGGATATCTGTGACCTTCACAGGGTTGTTACGTGTCTCACCATCACGGCGAAGCTCGGCTTGCTTGAACGTCAAGAAAGGTTCGCCATCGAGATAGCCGTCCTTTTGCTTTACACGATCACCAATACCGAGGGCCTTAACTTCCTTAATGGGGAAGCCGTAGAAGTCAGTAACCCACTCCTTGCCATCCTTGTTGTAGTTCAGCTTGAGCTGATCAGGAAGCATTCGGAAGAAGTTAACCTTGCCACGGAGGACGACGGTGTTATTTTCATTAGCCATTTACTAAATTATACTCTTTAAGAAATTTTCAAAACCATAAGGTGCTTACCTTATATATAATTATACCATAGATTGGGGTGATTGTCAAATACTAATTTTGATTTATCCCTCTTTCTTTAAGAATATCATCCAGAAGGATGGGACGAAAGTTCGTTCTCTCTACACAAGCACAATAGTATCGGTCATCGACATGTCGCGGATAGTCATCATCCCAGTCCGGTTTTAATACTTGATTGGCATGAAGGTGGCCGTGTATGTTCAACTGCCACCGAGACAAACTACCGGGGTGAATCGGAATGTGGCTCATGATAAAGCCCTTCTTCACGATATATCCGCGAACGTCATCGAATAGGTCGAAGTACCTTCTCATCTTCGGAGGTTCGTGGTTGCCGGGGACTAGGATCTTTCGTCCTTTCAGCCTCGACACGGTAGATCTCATGTTCGCAGCCGTGAATGCGACATCCCCTAGGATGTAAACGCGGTCCGCATCTTGGACAACCTCGTTGTACCATGTAATCATATCCTCTGTCATCTTCTCAGCGTCATCCCAAGGGCGGAGAGGCACTTGATTATTAGTCACGGGATCAATAGTTGTGAACTTACAGATGTTATGGTGGTAGAAGTGGGGATCAGAGTAAATCCATGTACGGCTCATGGTGAACAATACCTATCTAGTTTATCATGGACGAATTCAAGAACAGGATTGTAGTTGTCGTCTGTGTCGAAGAAATCTCCCATGTTCTTCTCAGGGGGGAGCATCTTATTGAGGAACTCCGTCAACTCTAGCACGAAGCTATCGATATGATCTTCGTTCATTTTTGTCACCATGCATCTCCTGATAGTTTAGTGAGTTTCTGCCCACGTGAGTCCGATTTTGGCATCACACGCAAGCGGGATATTATAATTGAAGAAGCGCCCGACTTCTGGGAAAGTTCGCTCACAAATAGAAACATATGGTGAGACATCTGGAAACAAGACATCACTTTGCCATTCGTCGTGAATGTCGCCCACCTTAAGTACATCAAGGTGTTCTCTTTGAACTTGTCTTGCGACATCAATCATTGCTTTTTTCATGATACGAGACTCATCACCTTGAAGAAGGTATCCTAGTCTTGTGTGAGGGGCTGTAACGAGGATAGGTGTCCCGTCGATTAGACGGATACGGCCTGTTTTTTCGATCTCTCGTTCAAGTTTATTAAGAAGTTCTGCAAGTCCCGGAAAGTTTCCGATGAATCTTTTCTTAATGTCTCTACCATCACGAGTTGAACCTCCGATGATTTGTCCAACCTTCGCATCACCAGCTCCGAGAAGGAAAGCGTATATGAAAGTCTTCGCAATCGGACGGCTAGCAAATCCACCGATTTTCTGGTTGTAGCTGTGTGGGTCACCTCCGAGGACAGCATCCGTGAAATCTTTATTGTTTAGGTAATGAGCGAGAACACGTAGCTGAATACCCTTTGCATCAACGCCCACCAACCTGCGATCACGACGGTTCCTAGTACCCCAAAGATCACGAGCCTCGTAAGTGTAAACACCTCTTTCCTTAAGAAGAGGAACTTCTCTCTCACTTGGAAGTCCTTTATCTAGTGTTTCTAATCGAACTGCTGGAATATTAGCTGTGTTAGGATTACTGTGACGATAACGAAGAGTGTTGGCAAGCCACAGAGAACCGTGAATGCAAGAAGTCTTCTCATTATACGCCTCAATCCAAGTGTTAATCATATTAGCCCGAGCGTTATACTCAAGCCAATGAGCGATTAGTCTAGGTCCCTCAAGGCCGGATGACTCAACAAACTCTTGGAGCGAGGGTACGAGTTGCCCTTTAGAGGTGGGCTTTGGTTGTCCAGTAGGAGTTCTTTCGTCTGGCAAACACTCCCATCCGAGTTCAAGAAGTTTCTCAATCCTCTGCATTGGGCTTCCAATATTGAAAGCCACATAATCATACGCTTCGTATCCCCCTCCTTCGGTTTCTGATACGCGCTCATATTGTTCACAATGAGCGAGATAGCCCTTTGTGTAGCTACCATCCTTCTTTCGTGCTTGTTTATATACACCCACTCTTTCGATAGTTGGTGGCCAGATTTCGTAGACTCGATCTCGGATTGCATTTTCTTCTTGCCTCAGTTTAGAGTAAAGTGCATGTGCTTCACGAATATCAAAGAAGAACCCGTTCTCTTGCTGCTTCTTAATAAGCTGCCAAGAGCGATGTTCAATTTCCAAACCTAGGTCTGTAAAACTAGCCCCTGTCATACGACGAACTAGATCTCTGTACACCAACCGACAAAGGAGTGTGTCCTGTCGGCAGTATACTAGCATCTCAGGAGTGAATTCTGAGAAGTCCTCGAACTCAAGTTTAGGTGAACGTAGACGAGTCCCCCACGCCGCTAGCGAGTGGCCACCGTCCAGTGAAGGGGAGTACAACATCGACATAACAAGAGTGTCAATGATGTCGCCCATAGTGAGCTTAGTACCAAGTAAACGATTAAGTGTCGGGGCGTCATAGCCAATGATGTTATGGCCAATGAACTTACAACCCTCTGACACTCTCTCGTTGATCCAGTCCCGAATTTCTTCGTAGGCGGCGGACTGAAACTCTTCACCAGTGATGATGTTAACTGCGACTATACACCAAATCTTAGTTGAAGGGATTAGGTCCCCTTCTATATCGAGAGCCCAGTATTTATTCGTCGGTGTTAGATACAAGTTTGCCTATCCTATGGTATTCTTTTTCTTCTTCTTTTGACAACCAGTATCCAAACTGTTCACAGCTTTTAAGAAATAGTAATTCTTGCCATCTTTTAGAATCCTTGCTGGTCATCTCTCAATGTGCCTCCCATTTCGTATAGTGCGCCTTCCTCAGGGTCTAGTTCTGTCAATCTAGCAGTGTCTTTGTTGTACCACAGATACGCAGCCGGACCTGTGTAACCACAGAACCTGTTCTTCTCCACCGTAACCTTAGTGACGTTTCGTCTCCATTCACTTGGATCCGTTTTGTCACGCTCCAAGCGTAGTACAATGTTCGCAAGCTGCTCCACTCCGGCAGTTCCTCGAATTTGACCTTGTCGATTAGTATGGATAACTGCAATAACGGACAGGTCCAGCTCCATCGTGAGCGTTTTGAGTTTGGTGGAGATTTCATCTAGCTGTTTTCTCTCATCGCCGGACTGATCAGACACCAGAATACTAAGGTGATCGAGAACAATATACTTACAACCAAGAGCTGCCATGTGCCGAACTTTGTCAATAACAGCATCGACGCTATTAGAGC